GCGTAAACAAAGCCGCGCAGCTTCTTCGCGATGCTGACCATCTCTTCGATCACCGGTTGGCTATCAAGGCCGGGGGCGGCGATGATCTGCGGCTTCACGCCAAGGCGCTGTTCCGCCACGGCCAAGGCCTGCAGGCCGGTGAAGGTGCTGCCGTTGGTGGTGCCGATGACATTGTCGTCGGTTTCAGCCTGGTCCTCGCCTGCAGCCACGCGCACCACCACCATGACCGGGGTGGCCTGATCGCCGATCGCGCGCAGCACCGGGCCAAGCGTGCCGCCCGTGCCTGCCTTGCCCGCCGCAATGTCCACCCCGCCGGTGATCAGCACCGGCGTGTTGAGCGGGAAGGCTTCGTCCAGTGCAGCAGCCTGCGCGCCGGCAGGAGCGGTGGCCGTGGCGATGATGCCGATCACGGCAAGGCTGACAGCGCCCAGAGCGCGCGCGCCGGAAGCGGATTCGGTGATGGTGAGACCGTGAACCATGGTGTGTCCTTCAGGTGGCTGTGCGCGGGGCGCGCGTTTCGATGGGGATGGTGAGGGTGGTGAGCGCGTTCGAGGGCGGCAGATCGGTGCGGCGCCCTTCGATGCGGATGGTGAGGCGTCCGGCGGCGGGTTCGCCTGCCAGCGTCACGCGGGTCAGTTGCAGGCGCGGCTCCCAACGGCGCAGCGCGATCGCGGTGGCGGCCTGCAGCAGCATGCGGATTGCGCCGTTGATCGGCTTGTCGATCAGCTCGAACAGCAGCGAGCCGTAATCGCGCCGCATCGTCCGCGAACCGATCGGGGTCGAGAGGATGTCACCAATCGACTGCGCCAGATGCGCTTCATCGCCAATCGGCTTCCCGGTTCGGACGTCCATGCCTTGCATGGGAGTGAGGGAAACGCGCTTCGCGCGCGCAACGCCAGAGGTGGGGCTGGTGGAAGGGGCTTCAACCGATTAGGCTTGCCCGATGTTCGCCGTCGCAGCCCTCGCCCTATCCTGCGCCGTGATCGACGGCGACACCATCCGGTGCGGCAGCGAGCGCATCCGGCTTAGCGGAATCGATGCACCTGAGACAAGCGCATGCAGACCAGGGCGGCGATGTGTCGAAGGGGACGGGCTGGCCGCGCGCGTCGCGCTGCTCAAGATCATCGAGGGAAGCGAGCTGAGAATCGTGCGGCTCGGCCGGGACAGATACGGGCGCACGATCGCCGCTGTTTACGCCGACGGGCGCAATGTCGCCTGCGCCCTGCTGGCTGGCAGGCATGCGGTCTATCGCGAGGCTTGGGATAATCGCCGCCTGGTCGCCAGGGATTGCCGTCTCTGACCTCACACCGGCACGCCCGATTGCGCGCTGCCAGCCTGCACCTGCCCGTGCTTGTGCGTCTTCAGGCTTATCCCGCCGCCGATCACGTCCTGGGTGGCGGTCACGGTTTGATCGACGGTGACATCGCCCGTGACATGCGCCGTTCCGTTGGTCAGCAGGTTGCCTTCAATGGTCACGTCACCGCGCAGGGTGATCCCGCCGTCTGCGGTCACATCGACGGTGCCGCCTGCCGGCAGAACGGCCACCAGCTCGTGCGCTTCGGGGTCGTAAGTGATCTTGGCCCCGTCCGCGAACTCGATCATTTCGGCGGTGCTGTTGCCGAGCGGCGGGTAGGCGTCCTGCACGATTCCGGTGATCGCCACGGCCGCGCCGATCTGTCCGTCCGGGCAGACCAGCAGCACCTGTTCGCCCACGCTGGGGGGTGACCACACCCGGGTGAGGCCAGCACGGGGGGAAAGCCAGCGGATCGGGCCGGTCTGCGCAGGCTGGGGATCGTCCGGGTCGCCGAAGCGCACCACACACCGGGCTTCAGCCAGATCGACAGAGAGCACGGTGCCGATGCGGATCAGGCTGGCCGTGTCGGCGGGGATGTCTTCTTGCGGGGCGGGTTTGAGCATCGCGCTTACTTCCCGTCATCCGGCGGACAGGCGGCGCGCAGGCGGGCGTTGTGCTCCTGCAGCTCGCGCACGGTTTCTTCGGTGTCGTACTGGTTGCCCGGATCGCTCGCACCCGGCGCTGGCGCTGGGGCATAGCTGATCGTGCGGTCGCCCTGGCACCAGCTGCTAAGGCTGCGGATCGGGGTTGTATCGCTCGCAGGCTGCCTTGTCCCGGCTGTCGAGCAGGCAGTCAGCATAACGGCGAGCGCTGCGCTCCCCAAGGTCACGAAGTTCCTGTGCGGCATTGTTGGCGTCTCCCAATTGGTCGAGGGTCTGTTGCTGCCCGGCGGCGACGGCGGCGGTTGCGCCGGCATCCCTGGCGACATCGAGCGTGTTTTCATGGCGGCGATCGGCGACTGCGACGAAGGCCCAGATCGCGGCGATCACGCCGCTGATTATCGCCAGCCAGATCCAGTTCTTCAGGCCTTTGAAGCCTGCGGCGGCAAGCCATCCGGCGACCACGCTCACTTCGCGGCCGCCCACCAGGCGCGCACGTCGAAGCACGGGCATTCTTTCAGCCATTCGTGCCGCTCGACCACGCCGTCGCCGTCCTTGTCCGGGGAAAGGTCGCGGTGGCCGGTTACGTCGGCGCCGGGGTAGGCGCGCACCAGCCCGCGCACCAGCTGCGCCATGGCGGTCTTCTGCGCTTCGGTGCGGGTGTCCTTCCCCTTACCCTGCGCATCGAGGCCGCCGACATAGACCACGCCGATGCTGCCGGTGTTGAAGCCGCGCACATGGCTACCGGCGATTTCTTCGGGGCGGCCGCGCTCGATCTCGCCATCGATGCCGATCACGAAGTGGTAGCCGATGTCGTTCCATCCCTGGCGCAGATGCCAGCGGCGGATGGTGGCAGCGTCGATATCCTGCCCTTCGCGCGTGGCGGTGCAGTGGATCACGATGCGGCGGATGTTCCGGCCTTTGCCGGTGGGCGAGATAGCGGGGAAGGTCACGGAAGCTTTCCTTTCAGCATGGCCATGCGGCCGGTTTCGCGGGCCACCCACAGCACCCCGAAGGCGATCAGGGCGAGGTGGCCGAGGTCAATCATCCATTGCCAGTCGGCCTGCGCTGCGCCGAACAGGGTCAGGAACCGGGCCGCGCCAAAGCACATCACCGCAAAGGCGAAGGCATAGAGCATGGCGCGCAGCACGGCGTCGCGGGCGGGGCTGTTGGCCGAGTGCCAGAACAGGGCAAGCGCCAGCAGCAGATCGGCGATGGTGAGCAGCACGGTCACTTCGCACCCCCTTTCCAGGGCAGTGACATGTCGCCGGCAGCGGCCCGCCGCGCGAGCCAGGGCGAGGTCAGCCCGGCCACACCCATCACCAGCTGCACCGGCAGGCCGGAAATCCACCCGACCCAAGCACCGCCGCCCGCAAAGTGCGGGTGCGCGATCCCGGCGAAGATCCCGATCACCACCGCCACCAGCACCGTGAACGGCAGGGCAAGCCGTTCGGTCGAAGGGGAAACCGCCATGCCGACAAAGCCGCCCGCGATGGCGAAGAACAGCCCGGCGATCACCTGCGGCCAAGGCGCAGCGAAGCCCATGACCGCGCTTATCGCCGCCATGCCCGCGCTGAAGGATTGGACCTTTAGCTCATGGATCATTTGGGGTTTCCTTGTGAATTAGGGGCGGAGGCGCTCATGTCAGCACCCAGGCTTCGGCCAGCGCCACCGCTGCCGCCAGATCGCTGCCGAGCGCGGCTTCATCCAGCACCACCACCTTGGCCACCGTGCCGACCAGCGAGGTTGCCGAGCCACGGCCAAGCCGCAGCTGCGTGTCGCCCGCCATCGCCAGCCCGGCCATCGTGACGATCCGCTTGCCCGTGGTGTGAAGGGCCGAATACAGACTGTCGCGGCTGCTGGCCGTCGTCCCGTTGACGCGCACCGAGCCCGACGCGCTGGCCGCCGAGAACGATTCGCTGGCATATTGCACCACCGACGCGGCACCCTGATCGCTGATCATGTTGCCGCTGGTGCTGGCGTCGGCCTTGGTGAAGGCCATCACGATCGTCAGGGTTTCGCCGCTGATCGTCATCCCCAGCACGTCGCCGGAATCGAAGGTCGCCCCGCCCGCGCCGATGGCAGGCTGGGCGCTGCCGGTGCTCTGGGTGAAGTCGTGATTGTTGGTGGTCAGATCGTCGCTGCGCAGCGGCGCGGTGCCGGTGGCCAGCGCCAGATTGTGCACCGAACTTCGGCCCTTGCCATTGAGCGCCGCGATCAGCGCCGCCTGCACATCCTCGAACAGATCGGTCGGCTCTTCGACATCGCTGCCGCTGGCGTTGGTGGCGGTGATTTCGCAGGAAATCGTGTCACCCGCGACCCAGCCCTGCGTTCCGGCGTTGAGCGTCAGAGTGCGCGCGGTCGCGCCGGAGATGCTGGTGCCGTTGCGCTGCCACTGGTAGGTGAACGTCGGCGTCGGCGTGCCGGTGACCGTGGCATTGGCCGACATCACCTGACCATCAAACTGACTGCCGCTGAGTGACGCGGAGGTGATCACCGGAGCCTCGGCCGCCGCGTAAATGACCGAAGGTTCGGCGGTCGCGCTGCCGGCCGCGCTGGTGACGCTGATCTCGCAGGAAATCACGTCCTCGTCGGTCAGCCCCATCGCCGCCTGGTTCAAGGTGATCGTCTCGCCGGTCTGGCCCGCAATATTGGTGCCGTTGCGCTGCCACTGGAGGCTGGCCGTGCCCGGAGCCGGAAGGCCGCGCGCCACCCAGCGCACGCGCAGGGTCTGGCCGTTTTCCGGCGTGCCAAGGATGCGCGCGCCTGCAATGCTGGGGGCAACCGCGGGGCGCATGTCGATCACGATCTGCTCGCCCGCGTTGGTCAGCAGCTGGTCGATCCGGTTAAGCCCGGTCAGCAGCTTTGCGGTGCGCAGCTCGCCGCCGACGATCGTGAACAGCCCGTCAACCTCGTTGCCGCCTTCGCCGTAAGCAAAGCCGGTGCCGGTCAGCCCGCTG